CATCGGGAGAGAGTTGCTGAAGCCCAGAGAGGGGTGCCAAAAGGGTCAATGTCAGCGGCCCATAAACAGGCGATTTCGGATGCAAAGAAAGGTCAGCCCCCCTTGGCCGCGATTGCAGCGAGGACGGGTTCGACCCAAAGCCCCGAGACGAAACGCAAGATTGGGGAGGCCAATCGTGGGCGACGTTGGTCAGAGGAACAGCGTCAAAAGATAACGGGCCTCAAGCGCAGTGAAGCCACTTGCCGGAGGATGAGCGCCGCCCGTAAGGGGATTCCTTGGACCGAAGCCCGGCGAGCGGCACAGCGTAGGAAGGTCAAGGCATGAGTCGGGATTTCGCGCTTGCTTGGCCATGTCCCCACTTCACAGTGGAGGAGGTGGTGGCTCTAGGGAGCGACAGACGTTCTCTTGATACCCGGCAGCCTGTGGCTGCTTCCGGGCTGGTGCGTATCCTCGTCAACAATGAGCTGTTCATCCCGCAAGGTGGCCTGTTCTCCGTCGCCCAGCTCTACGGTGCAATCTCCGGTCCCTACGACCTCGTGGAGAACGAGGACACCCTGACCATCGAGTCCTCCGGGGGCAGCTCGACCATCACCTTCGGCGTTCGAGGCACCCAGCGTTGGACCGCCGAGCAGGTCATCAAGGAGATTCTCAAGCAGGGGCTTATCAGCTCGATTCTCCCGGAAGACGTGAACGGGCATCTCCTGTTCTCGGACACCAATAAGGTCGGCATCGACTCCTTCATCAAGGTCAGCGGAACCGCCGCAGTCTCGTTGGGGTTCGGTGCGCCGACGGGAGTGGGCAACTGCGGAGGCGTCAACTACCAGTGGCGTGCCACCGGCCAGCAGCTCTATCCCGGCTGGGAACTCGTAATCCGCCCGGACGAAATCACCAACCGCTATCCCCAGTTCAGGGGGGTCATTCGCAACAACCCCCGATTCAAGGTCACGTACACGACGCCTCCCCAGCGGTGTCTCCGGTGTGGCGGGGGCTACATCGAAAACGACTTCCGGTACGACACGAGCGGGCTGTCCGTCCTCATCGAGAACGAAGACCTGCTGTATCAGGCCGTCCTCAAGATTCTCCTGACCGACCGTGGGAGCAACCCGTACCATCCGTGGTACGGCACCCAGCTCCGCTCGCGTATCGGCAGCAAGTCGCTGTCCGGGGTGTCCTCTGTCATCAGCGAGGATGTCCGGCGGGCGCTTTCCCGGTTGGAGTCCCTTCAGGAGGAGCAGGCCAAGTACCAGACCGTCACCTACAAGGAGCGTCTCTACTCGGTCCTGAACGTGGAGGTGTTGCCGCACGAGCAAGACCCGACCACCTTCATGATTGGGGTCGCGGTGCAGAACGCTTCGGGGCAGCCGGTCAACCTGAACATCGTGTTCACAGTCCCGGACGTGGTGGCGCTCATGGGGAGCAATGGCCTGATGTTGGGGACCGAGCAGGCGGGCCTGAGTGCCGAAGAAGCACGGACGATTTACGTTCCCGGTGGCAGTCGCCTTCAGTTGAACAGCGGGAGATAGCATGGCGAACACGCCCCAGTTCTACGGGCCGGATGGAGTGCTGAGAAGTGAGTACATCTTCTCCACGGACATCTCGACGCGATTCTTCCGGGGGACAACTGACCCCGACACGGTAGACATACAGGTGTCCATCCGGAGCGGCGGCTTCACCTCGGACCCCGACTCCATCATCTTCGAGGGGACGGAGTTCACCATCCCCAACCCGTCGGCCTTCCCGGCTGGCTTGGAGCTGTACCCCGGCGACAACATCATCGAGGTGCGGGCTGTCCTCTCGAACGGTGAGACAACTGCGGTCGGCACGGTCAACGCCCGGCTGGCCCTCGACCGGGACGTGAAGGCCGGGATTCTGGCCCCGTCCGGGGTGTCCATCGAGAAGCGGGACCACACGGTCCAAATCATGTGCGAGGGACTGGTCGATTCCAACGTCGTCGGGTATCACTTCTACGCCTCTACCGACCCCGGAGGAGGGACCGCCGGGTACTTCCGCATCAACCCGGAGATGGTCGTTTCCAGCAACACCACCGAGGAAACAGACGAGCTGGGGGACCTCACGGTGGACGCCACCGTGGCCACCAACGCCGACGGGGAACCCGCAGCGGACCCGCTGTACCTGAACGTCATCGGCCAGCAGGTGGACCGCATCGGGACTGTCTTCCAGACCGACTACAACCAAGCCTTCCCGATTCCCGAGGTGGTGACACACCTCAAGACCACCGTGACCGTGGAGTCCGTGCGCCGGGTGCAGATGTTCTCATTCACCCACGACCGGCGGTCCACCACAACCTCGTCGGACAATCCGGCCATCCCGAATTCGGCGTTCCTTGCGCTCCCGGACCAAGACCCCCTGTACTACGTCGTCACGGCGGTCTACCTCATTGGTGGAGACGAGTACGAGTCGGTCTTCAGCCCGGAACTGGCAGCCGCGCCGCTCATCATCACCCCGACGTTGGCGTTGCTGCCCCCTGTCACCCACCAGCAGGTGGTCCGGGACACCGCTCTGGCCATCTTCCGTTCGCAGCCCGAGCTGGACATCAAGCCGGGCGCACCCCTGCGGGATACCTTCATCGACCCGTTCGCAACCGAGGCGGAGCGTATCCGATTCGTTCTGGGGTTCGTGCAGGCTGCCCAGAGCTTCTCCTCGTTGCTGGCCATCGACGACCCCGGCAACTCCGGGACTTCGTTGCCGGTGAACCAGTCTCCTTACAAGGTGGCCCTGAAGCAGGCGTTCTTCCTTCAGTCCGACGCCGACACCCAGCTCGTCATCGACAACGCCTTCGACGCTCTGGCCGCCCGGAGAGGGGCCGTCCGCCGGACCGGCTACCGCGCTCGCGGCGAGGTGACGGCCTACATGACCACCCAGCCGACGACGACACAGCAGCTCGTCATCGGGATGCAGGCGACCGGCGGGGGCATCAACTTCCGGCTCACCTCGGCAGGGGCCATCGCAGCCACGGGTGCCGGGACGACGTACAACCCCCAGACGGGCCGCTACTCGACGCGGGTGTTTATCCAAGCCGAAGACGCCGGAGAGGCGGGGAACCTTGCTCCGGGCCAAATCAAGTCGCTGCTGAACGGGCCTCCGGGAGTTCAGGTCGTCAACGAGGGCTACACCTTCGGCGGGCGCAACGCGGAGACGAACCGGGAGCTGGCCACCCGTGCCGACGGGCTTCTGTCCGCCGTGGACTCCGGCACCTACCGGGGCTACGTGCAGACCACCATCGACGTGCCGGGCGTTCGGCAGGTCAACGTGGTGGACGCGGGCCATGCCCTGATGATGCGTGACTGGGACTCCGACTACGAGAAGCACACGGGCGGCAAGGTGGATGTGTGGTGCCGGGGCGAGAGCCTTGCGACGCTCACGGACGGCTTCGCCTTCAGGTTCGACTTCAGGTTCAACCAGCAGTTCGAGCCGGTCGGGGACATCCAGAACCTCCAATTCCGGGCCATCGACGATGCCTTGTCGGACGACAACCCGCTCATTGAGATGCTGGACAACCCTGACTGGGATTTCGTGTTCGAGGACCACACCACGGGCTTCGTGTTCGACCTGACCGACGTGCAGGTCATCGCGCCGGACGGCATCCAGCTCTCGCAGGCCAACAACGACCCGGTGAACATCTCCTTGACGGATGTGTTCCGGGGGTCGTACCGCTACCGCACGAGCAACAAGCACATCTTCACCCGGCAGCCGGTCCGGGAAATTGTCACGTTTGCGGGCGACCCAACCCGCTCGGGGGTCATTGACCCCAGCGCCTACCGGCTGTTCACAGGGCTTCCCCTGCTCATGGGAAGGTCCTCCGAGGCTGGGGACTACGTGCAGGTCGTCGTCCCCACGGACGGGACCGAACCCATCGAAGTTCCCTCGGGCGACCCCATCGTGGTCACGGGAGAGGAGCATGTCATCCTCGAAGGCCCGGAGTACCTGAACAGCCTCGGGGCCAACAAGACCACGGTCAGAATCTACACCGTGGACCGTGTTACGGAGTATTACGGCCCCTTCCATCCGGGAGACGTGCAGGACTTCACCTTCCTCGACGAGGAGGGCGAGAACCCGCTCGCGTTCGTCCTGACCGACGACTCCCGTATCGAGGAGGGGACCACCGTCATCGTGGACTACCAGCACGATGAGAACTTCGTGGTCACGTACCAGTCCAACGCCCTCGTGGCCGTGGCCCAGAACGCCATCCGGTCCATGAGGCACGTCACGGCGGATGTCCTCGTGAAGGACGCCCTCCCGACGGGCGTGGACATCTCCGGCACCATCGTCATGGTGAAGGGCAAGTCCAAGGATGTCGTGGACAGCGCGGTACGGACGAACCTCTCACGCCTGTTCGGGGCCGTCTCCCTCGGGCAGCCCCTCCGCCAGTCGGACATTATCGGGGTCATCGAACAGGCGACCGATGTGTCCTACGTGGTGACGCCGCTGGTCAAGATGGCCAAGACGGACGGCTCCATGGTGGTCCGGGAGGTCATGCGGACCGGAGAGGACACCGACGTTGAACTCATCACGGCGTGGTCCAGCGACCTCGTGAAGGTCTACCTGCTCGGAGTGGACGTGGCCTTGGAGAGCGGCACCATCGACGGCGGGGGTTCCTTCAATGAGCCTCGCGGCGTGTTCCGCGACGAGGTGGCGTTCACCCTGTTCGACACGCCCCCGAACTACAACGGGGTGCCGCTCAAGTACGCAGCCATGGGTGCCTACATCATCGGCAACGACGGCTTGAACATTCCCGGCTTCAGCGACGACGCGACGCTGGCCGCCGAATACCCGCTGGCCAGCGGGGACGAGCTGGACACCCTGCGACAGCAGATTACGGCCCGGCGTGTGCTGGTCACAGTGGTCACGGGGGATGACCCCACGACGAACGAGTGGACCGTGACCTACATGGTCTACGGGGACACCGGGGTCAAGAACATCGAACCGGGGCCGACGGAGTACCTGCAACTCGGGGACTTGGACTTCAGCTACGACGAGGACACGGACTTCTCGGCGCTGGTGAAGGGGAGGCGCGGTAACTGATGGCTGCCCCGATGGCAATTTTAGTTCTGGCCGATGCAGCCGGGCAACGAACCGAGCTGCCGTGGATTCTCGGAGCTTCAGTCCCCGCCGGATTGACGGTGAGGGAGATGGTCCTGAACAACACCCCCTCCTACTGGGAGTTCCATACCCTGTGGGGCATCGTGGCCTCTGCCGGGGAGGCGTTGCGTTGGCGATACAAGGACTGGGTGGGTTGGCAGCATGGCTGCTTCGGTGAATTGGCCGGGGCATACGAGTAGAGATGGCAGACAGGCCAGAAGACAAAACGACGCTTCCGGGTCTGGTCCCCCAGAACCCTGCACCCTTCGACGAGGACAGTCAGGGCCGCAAGAACGCGGTGGGTTCACAGGTGGACCGCATCATGGAGGTGTTCCTCAAGCTCCTGCCGAGCAACTACGTCTCGCAGGTGACGGGGCCGAACTACACCCTTCAGTATCAGGCGGCTGCCGAACAGATTGCCTCGTTCCAGATTTCCGCGCAGGAGGTCTGGGCCGACTCGGTGTACGACTACACCCGGTCCGAGGTCCTCTATCAGATTCTCGGGGCGCTCGTGTTCCCGGATGCCGAGTCAGATGGCTGGCCCGAGCTGGAAGGCGACCTCACCTATCGGCAGTTCCTCAAGAGGATGGTCATCCTGCTTCTGCAAGGAGCGACAGCCGCGACGGTGAAGGAAGGGGTCGAGCTGCTCACCGACGCCCTCGTCGAAGTCATCGAGAAGTCCGTGGCCGCCCGCACGACACCGAACTCAGCATGGGGGCCTGCGGACCAGTTCACCTTCGAGGTGAACGTCACCGGCTCGCGGACCCTCGTAGTCGGTGAAGAAACCATCACGCTCGAAGACTTCCCGGACGACCCCTTCGTCCTCCTGAGTAATGTCTCCATCGTGATGCGGGCCTTGAAGGCGGCCCACACCCTTTACGACTACCGGCACTTGTTCCGGGAGTCCTTCGGGACGCTGTTCTCCGACACGATGGCGTTCGACTACGACATCTATCATTACGACGACTTACGGAAGTTCTGCCTCGGAGCGGAGCGGGTCACGGGGACCGACGGAATCACCCTGACAGACCGTTCCCTGTTCAGCGATGCCAATCGGGACTTCACCTCGATTGCACCCGGAGCCGTCCTCACGATTCTGTCCGGGCCGAACGCCACGGATGCCAGCTCCACGGATGAGGGCTGGGTAGGCCGCTACAGGGTCGAGGAAATCCGGGTCTTCCCAGTAGGGGACGACACTACTGCGAGGGCGTACACGACCGTTAGCGGCCTCTCAGGGACCGCTACGGTGTCCGGGGATGTCATCACGGACCCGTCCCAGAACTGGGCGCTGGCCCCCGAGGGGGACATCCTGACCTTCACGACCGGGCCGAACGCGGGCAATTACCGCCTCAAGACAGTTCTGGGGAGCAACGGCGGCCCGGTCGGATTCGTGGACCCGGCGCATGTGGCGACTCAGGTGCGGGCCGCCCCCAGTCTCCTGAGAATTCGCAACCGAATGGCCCAAGCAGTCACGGGTCAGGATTACATGGTGACTGTGGACAGACTCGGCGTGCAGGTGCCAAGGCCCGTGGTTGGGGAAGATGCTTCCGAGTTCTTCTTCCGATGATTGGCCTATATGTCCGGTTCTATGGAGGCCCTGCTTTGACGGTCTGAGGGAGATAACATGCCTGCCAGCATCACAACGACTTTCCTGAACCATCCCGGCGGGACTCCCGTCGGGCCGGTAACGGTTGACGCGAGCCGGGACGACCTGCTCAAGGGTTATCAGGTCGTCAGCACGTCCGTCCACGACGCCTCGACCTACGCTTGGACCTTGGCGTTCAAGCCGGACTCGGCAGGGCCGTCGGCGTCTTCAGGCGACGACTACGAGGGCGACCCCTCGGACGCCCAGTTGCTCGCCCCTGAAGGCACGACCTCCAAGACATGCCGGTTCAACGCGGACTGGAACGGTTCGTACCTGCTCCGGCTCGTGGTGGACGCCGGACTGCCGACCGAAGACACCATGTTCCTTCGGTTCCGCATCCTGACCACCTTCGCCAACCTCAAGCTCGTGGCAGCGGGCGAAAGGCGCGACTCGAACGGCATCGTTCCCGTGGACGCTTCAGCAGAGGGCTGGGCGGACGACCAGAACTCGAACATCCTGCGCCTGCTCGCGCTCACCCGACGGGCAGCCATGTCCGGGCGAGTCCTCTACGTGGACGCCAACAGGGGCCGGGACAACGCCGAAACCCAGAACGACCCGAGCAACG